CTCACTACGCCAACTGATGCCGTTATGGCTCAAGATGTGAGTGCTCGTGGTTATCGTTATCCGCTTAATGCGAAATTAACCAAACATCAAGTTTCCAATAATACGCTTCAAGCTATACAAACGCTCACTAAGAGATATGGCAAAGCTTATAAAGTTAGGCAGACACATAAGAATAAGTCTGTCACCTTTACGACCCTTATGCAGGGGTTGTGCAAAGCCATTTACGGAGATGTCCACAACATCCGTAAGTTGAAAGCTGATATGCGTATGGATCCCGACACTATACGAGAGAAGTATGGTGATTATATGGAGTCGTTGCAGAAGAAAATCGATAAGAATCCGGCTGCTTGTAAAGATCTTGAGAAGAATTACGAGTTTGAAAATGAGTTTCTCGATTACTTCAATAAGAAACAGACGAAATATGATCCAAAAGCTGGTTTCGATACCAGCGATAAGGTCGGACAAGGAGTTGCTGCAACATCAAAGCGATTCAACGTTTTGCTCGCAGGATACGCCCGAGGTATGCTTGATCGCATAAAAGAATTGTTAGTAAAGTATAAACGAAAGATCGTTTTAGCTACACACGATTCTGAAGCTGGTCTAAATGATACCTACGTGGAATTTCTTCGTGAATTTCAAGATTCACCGAAGACCAATTATTCCTGCAATGATTTTAGTGAATGGGACAGTAGTTTTCGGGGTCCCTTTTCACAAATTACATCAACGTTGCTGAAATGGATGGGCTGTCCTGAGCAACTTGCTAACGAGTGGTCGCTTTTCAGAGAGCAGTGGACAATGATTTACCGCCACGCCTTTGGTTCGACAGTGTTGAATGGCGAAGAAAAACAGTTTTCAGGCAATCCTTTCACTATCTGCGAAAACACCATTTGCAATATGGCGCTTTGTTTTACGATATTTAATTATGTCGGTTTTCAGTGGGCATTCTTCAAAGGAGACGACAGTTGCGTTCGTTGTAAGAGTTGCAAAATAACGGCATTAGGCAAGGAAATTCTTGCTTTCACTGGTCATGGACTAAAATTGCATAACTCGCCGATTGGTGAGTTTGCTGGTTGGTTCTTGACCGATGAGGGATTTTTTCCTGATGTTTACCGTTACGCCGCTAAATTCTTGGACAAGGTTTATTTAGATCAAATCCATTTCAACGAAGCGTTGTGTTCTTTGCAAGAACGTTGTTCCGCCGTTAAAACGAATTTGCAAGCTAATGTTGGAGCTGCAATGTGTGCCTTATACTATCAAGGCATTTTCGGCGCTGAATGTAGAACATCAATGGATGATGTTCTCACCCTTTTTGATTTTCTCAAGGGTAGTCGAAACATTAAATTCGAAGAACTTGTTCCAGTTGTTCTTCCTTTAATGGTTTATTAGTCTAACGTCCTTTTACTTTAGTTAGTTTGTTCATATTGTTATTTTATTTTATTTATTATTATTTTAAATTTTAATTTTAATTTTAATTTCTTAAATTTTATTTTATATTATTATGGAAGGCGTTTCTGATGCTAAGGACACGACAGTTGCCACCGTCAAGGGTAATGAATTACATACCATGACCGCCGCCGGCGCCGCATTTGTCGAAAAGAAAATCCATCCACCAGCACCGACACCCATCGCTTATAAGGGGCGTCCAAGTCTTGTTTCACAGGAAGTTTGTAATTTTCAGACGACCGGTGAAACCGACATCACACCTATATTTTATTTTAAGGATCAGATTGTTTATCCTGATAAAATGCTCTTTCTTAGTGTTCCTGGCGGCCGCGTGTCTAATTATGTGTTCCAAGGCTGGTCTGATGACAATTTCGCACAACAAACTGCGATAAATGTCACGCTTCCAGCACGGCTTCAACCTCCTGCCTGCTTACTCGCGGGTTATGATTGGGAAACAAATTATAACTCCGATGTTGGCTCGCATTATGTTGATTACAAGAGCACCACCTTTTATTGTAACGCAACACCGTTCAATAATCAAGGTTTGATAACCACCGCCATATTTAAGCCGGATATCGTCACCGTTGATATTTCGCGCGATATTGTAACCCTGGCAGCTTCTATTTGCCACAAAAGTAGGGTTAATCTTGCACGCGCCATAGGGGCACCTTTACTAAAATCTGTAAAGTACACCAACCCTAAGCGGCGCGAACTGCATGATGACGGCTATGAGGTCATCGATGATGATGCAACCCCAGTTCACGATTTCGGGGCTTTTGCATCATTTCGCTATCAGATGATTAACTGGGGCACACAATACGCCACCACGCAGGATATTGGCGGCCAGCTTTCTATTGCCGGCCTTTTTCCTAAGGATGTTGGCGAAGTGCAGCTTATGTCGCGAAATACGGCTACTCGTCCATTTGTTGAGGGAGCATTTGTAGTTGAGAGGGATTCTCAAGAGGTGCAGGAATTTATTCCAAGGCCCATTCTGGGACACGAGGGAGGGCTTCCAGCCCAACCTCTTGTTGTATGTTTGATGACTTGGTTCAACCCGACCACCGATACCACCTACTACTACCCATTAATGAATTCCACCGTGGTCACTAGCGGTGAATTTATTACACGTAGCATGGATATTCCGTGGAGCAATCTTACCGCTTCGATTACCATGCTTCAAGGGCTCACTGTACCTGCTTCAACGCAGGTTGGAACTAATGGACTTGCTTATGCCTCCGTTAAGACTATCGCTGGGTACACAGTTCAACCGTCTCCCCGATCAAGTTTACGTGTGTTCATGACCGAGCTTCCTATGCCCGACCGGCCCGCTTTGGATATGGTTGCCGTTATTAACCGGCAGCGCCCAGATTCCATGCCTGCTTCTGCTAATGATGCTGGCACCATTATGACCGCTATTTTGGCACTTGCGCCATCCGTCATCAGCTTCCTTTCTTCTGCTTTTAAAGGCAAAAAGAAGGCGGTTGTTGAGAATGCGCCTGCCCCTAAGAAGTCAAACCAGCCCAAGCAGAATTTTAAGCCGCCTGGAAAGATAACCCCGCGAAAACCGCGACCAAAAGCTGGCATGGCCACCGATCAGCTCATGGGAATGGTCTTATCCAAGTTGTCCAATCTGTCTGTTGGCCCAAGAAGGCCAAACAATAATACCCGAGTTAACAACAACAAGGGTCAACTGAATTACAAGCCTTCCAAGAAGCGCCGAGCACCTCGCACATCGAGAAATAACTCGCCTAATACTTCTAGGAATGGCTATTAATTTATATATAGAACCCAATGCAATGGGGAACCTCGCACAGAGAGTCATCTATTTTCCACGTTTTAGGAAACGTCAGATCACGTAAAGTCCGTCGTAAAAAGGGCCACTATTTGCATTAATGTGTTTTTAAAAAATTAATATTTAATCTAATATTCTTTCTTTTATTTTTTAGCTACAGGTTTATAATTTTCCTGCTTACTTATTATTTATTTAACGTAC